CCCATGAAATAAAGTTCACGGGTGTAGACGTCTTGGGCGAATATTTCGGCAAATCGCCGGTTTATCTCGGCCACTACGCGCTCGGGCAGTTCGATTTGATGCATGGATCCCTCGCGGAATATTTCCGGCGGCGTGTTCGGCCCCATGTAGACGGCCTCATATTTGTGCGGGCCGTCCGTGATGCGCTGCAGGCCCGCAATGCTTGAAAATTCAATTCTCATAAGTTCCCCCATTGTGCGGCCATCGCGTCCGCGATGCCCTGATACGTTTCACTTCTAATCTTCCACCGGTCAGCACTAGGTGCCAAACGATTCTGCCCACTATCGGTCTGATTGGCATAGCGGGGTTTCCCGTCCACCATGCGTGGCGCAATGGTCTGCGTGGGCGTGAGTGGTGCCAAGCCTTTTAGCCATAAGCAAGTCTTTTTGCTTGCATCATGGCCAAACATCCAAGGCTGGATAATCTGATCTGGTTTTTTGATCTGGCTTGAAATGATGCTCACCAGGTTCTCAATTGCGATACGTGGGATAGGCGCATCCATCAGTAGGCGCACGAATGCGAGAGCATCAGTAGTTAACTGAGGATCGCGTAATCCCCTAGTCGTCCAGTGCATCCCAGATACGCTCAGATAGGTGCATGGGGGATGCGCCACCATCAGGTCGAACCCGTCACCGATAACGTCCATCACATCACCCTGATAGTGAGGGCCGGGCGCGTCAGTAGGCAGTAGATCGCACGACATGGCATTGTGACCGGCCCGAATGAATGCATCCCGGACGGTACCCGAATATTCACAGGCGATTAATACGCGCATATGCTGCCCTTATTTCACGATTCATTTGTGCTTTGGTGCATTCTGAGAAGTCAATATCCATATGGGACTGCACCAATATGGCGGCATCAGCTTCGATTTTGAGTAGGGCCATGATGGCCCGTGTGACGTAATTCATAGTTTCCCCCTTATCTCATCCATCAGATCGGCACTAACAATGCGCCACTGATCGAGCATCAGTGGCCCGGCACTGCGCTTGAGCGTATCAATGCGGTAGCTGGCGACAAACCTGGAGCCGTCATAAAATTTGACTAAGTTGTTTTCGATGGTGTAGGTCATGGGTTCATACTCCAAAAGTACCAAATAAAGGGAAGACCCCATATGGCAGCGCCGATAAGGCCCTGAAATAGAGTCCACAATAGTTTTTTCATGTCACTCCTAAAATGATAGCTATAAACCCTTACACTGTAAGGGCTAGAGGGTTATTTGATCAATAAATTACGCGGTAGCGATAGCGATAGTGCGACGTTGATGACCTGCAGCATGGTCAGCGATGACGATATCGCGTGCCTTGATTGACGTACCTGCGCAAAGGGTACATTTGGCGCAAGTTGACTTTCTGCCAGCTTCGGCACTGGCAGGGCAAATGGCCTCACCGGGTTGGACGTCGACGCCTTGACTCACGCGGAAAACCCGCATGCCAAGTAGGTTAGCTTTCGCGGCCTGATCGATGGTATCGGCACTAGCCATCACCAATGGTGCCCACGCGTCAACATCAAACCCGACGCTATCCCATTGATGGGTATAACCCCTACGTCCGGCCGCATAGCGGGTTATCTGATTCCACATTTGAACGGGAGCGGCCGCACCATCGCCATAAGTACCGATACGTACAATTTTGCCCTCTAAGGCTTTCGCGATAGTGGCCGGATCAGCTTTCACATAGCGTCCGCGCAGATATGCGCCATACACGGATAACACCGACTTAGCCACCTGTACATAGCATGGGGGTTTTCCCGACTTTTTAGCCAATATAGGCCGATGCTCACAGTTACCGCACACTGACGCGTCGTCGCCAGTTTGAAGCGCTTTAAATGGATCGATGTCAGACCGAATAATGAAAGATTGAACGATGGCGCCAGTCTTATCGTTTTTTGAATCACCATCGATCTTATTGATAATAACGACGATAGGTTTACCATCGATAAGGGACGGGCCCTCATACGCGAATCACTCACCTGAACGTCTAGGCGATCGCCATAGACCTTTGGGGCGAGCTTAGACAAGAACCACTTGCGGGTATCGACCTGTAACTGGCGTTGACGCACCATGCCGGGGTCGGTAGCACCATTGTCTAACTTGGGTACAGGTGCACCAGCTAGCTCTAGCACCTCGTCCGCCAGACGCTCGATTACTGACGCGCGTGCGCGGTCGTATTGTTCCGCCAAGGCAGGGCTAGCAGCGACCGCCCTTAAGAACGTCTGAGCGCTTATCTGATGCCTTGCTGATGCCTTTCGAAGTGATAGGCCATCTTCCACCATGCTAGCGACTACCATTTCAGCCACTTCCGCTCTATCTTTCGTTACAGCCATTCAATTCTCCAATTAATGACCCCATGGTCAGCAACACCCCCAAATTATGCACAAAACGACGCAACAGAGCCATACACAATGCACTACCCTTAGGGTAGTAGTGCATGTAGTGTAAAACGGCACTGTCAATGTCAATACCTTACACAATGCACAATGTATGAATTGTGTAAGAAATGTAAGGGTAAACCCTAATGTATAAACGTACAGTACAACCTAGGGAAAGTACCTAGAAGAAAGATGTTGTAGTGCTACATATTGTGTTACAGTAGAACCCATGGCAACAACGCCATGTCAACGAAAGCAACACCATGAAAACAATTTTTGCATCCATCCCAGTCGGCTCCCGTTTTGAATGTAACGGCAATGTATGCATCAAACAGTCAACCCGTACGGCTGTACTTGAACAATTCGGACGTGTTTTCTACTTTGGCATGAAAGACCGTGTACGCATTCTTGGCGCGGTTTGACCACATCCTGTAGCCCATTCTGTGGGCTATGTGATGTCATCCGACGTCGAACAATCAACCTAACCTAGGATAGACATGGAGCATACAAACCCCTACAAAGCCCAATTGAAAGCGCTTGGCCTAACTTACAAGCGCATCCTTGGCACGGCCAGTGCGAAGACAATCAAGGGCGAAAAGATTGGTTATCTGACAGCCATCATTTATTTGAAGCCTGATGAAATCATTTGCAGCATGGCTAGACTAGCTGGCTGTATGGATGGATGTCTACAATCCGCCGGACGTGGTGCATTTAATAATGTTCAGCTAGCACGTATCGCGAAGACTGAATATTTCAAACAGCATCAAATGGCTTTCATGCTCTCTATTTGTGCAGACATTTGGACAATGCAGCGTAGAGCCGATAAACTTGGTTTGCAGCTATTGGTCAGACCAAATGGCACTAGCGATATTCTTTATGAGAACATCGATGTGATCGATGGTAAGAATATATTCCAATTGTTTCCAATGGTGCAGTTCTATGATTACACCAAACATCCAGCTAGAAACCTAAAAGGTAAGACTGCAGATAACTATGATCTGACATATAGCTATTCGGGTTTGACTCCAATCAAAATAACCCATAAGGGATTACTTAACCCTAGTAACTCACGCGTAGCTGTAGTCTTTATGAAACAATCCGATATCCCTTTGCATTTCAATGGTTGGAGCGTTATCGATGGAGATAACACCGATGTCCGCCATATTGAACCCAAAGCTGTAGTGGTGGCTTTGTATGCCAAAGGTCAGGCTAAGAAAGATAGCACGGGCTTTGTGCAGACCAAAGGGGTTCACTACGCCTAACAATGCACCCTCTAAGCCCTACGTGCTAGGGCTTAGGGGTCTGCATTTTTAGACCATATTGGCACCTAGCCCTTATCGGGTATAGGTTTATAGCTATCATTTTAGGAGTGATATGAGGAAACTATTGTGGACTCTAGTCCAAGGCTTACTCGGCGCGGCCGTATGGGGTCTTCCTTTTATCTATTACTTTTGGAGTATGAAACCATGAAAAAACAAACCTACGTCCAAGCGCTTATGTGTCAACCAGTAGCATGGATAAAAGCCAGTGCGGCCACGCCAAATGGTCACATGACGCCCATGCAGATAACGCTGCACTATGTGGCACTTCGCAGAATGGGGGAGATATGAACGACTACGACGACGACAAAGACTACGACCGACTCATGGCCGACGATGGCCCCGACGACTACGAGCCCGGTATCTGCCCTGCCTGTAATGGCTCAGGCGAAGGGATGCACGAAGGAACCACCTGTGGCACCTGTAAAGGAGAAGGGGAATGTTAGCTGCCGCCATTGTGGCCGGCCTGATGGCACTGTTACTTAACTTGTAAATTAAAGCCAGCCTAGCAAGCTGGCTTTATTGTTTCTATTTGGCGTTTTGCATCCTCGAACCCACGCCCCACAATCACGCGGTGACCGATACTCTCTAGGTACGCGATCCAATCCTTTTGGACTGGCGACACCACACCGCCAGTCTCACGCTTCATTTCAACCCATAGGTTCCACTCAGGGATGAAAAGATCAGGTACGCCAGGGGTTACCCCCTCTGCCTTCAACGATGCGCCCTGAGAAGCTCCACGGTGGCCCCCGTTGGGGATGGCAAAGATTCTCACGCCGGGATAGCTTCGCCTGAACCATGAGACTAGGCGCACCTGTTCGAGATGTTCACTCGGTACCATGTAATGCCTTTTGGACTGCTTCAAGTTTCATTTTCAGATCAACCAGTTCATAAAGTGCCACTCGATAACCATTCCATGCACTCTCTGCACGTTCACGCTCGGCGGCCAGTAAGCGCTCTAGGCGCTCAAATTGGAGTTGTTCTTTTTTGTTCATCAGAATGGTACTTCTTCCACCCACAATGAACATTCCCCAGGTTCTGATGCGAAAGCCTCAGGCGGGGCTTCGCCGAATTCAGCGCAAATCCCGTCCTTCGTGTACCAGTCACAGGTATGGCAGACCATTGGCGGCTCTGCCTTGATAGTGGCGCGATAGTGAATGACGCTCGAGGGTTCGGGATGTCTCATAAAAATGTCCTTTTCAGTACGGTAAAAAACTTGCCTTCACGTTTCCATTCTATTTGTGCCGGTGGCTTTCCGTCGGTCATCTGCTGGGCCATCTGGTGCAGATCAACGGCGGCATAATCCAACGTCACGCCTGCCTTATGGGCAATGTCAGCCAGTAGGCGCCTGCTTTTCTCTCCGGCATAGCCCTCATGCGTTACTGCTAGGTATTCAGTCACTGGCGGGTCTGATAAGCCCCCGTAAAAAGTGCATGAGAGCATTTCACGGCCACTGGCGCGAGATATATGCTTCCGCCACGTCCAGGCGGTCACGTCCATATCGGTGCCTTCTACGCCCATGATGCAAAGATTGTGTAGGCGCAGCGGTGGCTTCACCGGCTCTGGAAATGCCTCACCACAGGCCGGGCAGACCCTCACGCTCAAGGCGCATATCTCTTGGCAATGGTCACATACTTTCACCGGCGCTTCGCCCTGCTTATCGCCCTTTTTTGGTGGCGCTCTCACGGCGGTGATCGGGCCATGTTGCTCAACCACGCCAGCAAAGTCTAGGACTAGGCAGTCCGTTTTACCGGGTGCGATCCGCAGGCCACGCCCGGCCATCTGAACGTACAGGCCAGGTGACATGGTAGGGCGCAGCATAGCCACTAGATCAATCCCAGGCGCATCAAATCCCGTGGTCAGCACATTGGCATTAGTTAACGCTCGGATGCGCCCCTGCTTGAAGTCGGTCAGGATGCGGTCACGCTCGGCGCTTGGCGTCTCGCCGGTCACGCACTCGGCGGTGATGCCTTGAGCGGTCAGGGCCTCGCATACATGGCGGGCATGGTCTACGCCAGCGCAAAACACCAGCCAGGATTGGCGGCCAGTACCCAGCTCAATGATCTCTTGCACCACACGGGCGTTCTTGTCGGTGGTGTCCACCGCAGCCTGTAACTCGGCCTCGATGTACTCTCCGCCACGCTTTTTCACCCCGTCAACTTCCAGCTTGGTGGTGGTCAATTTGCTTCGCAAAGTTGACAGATAGCCCTTGTGAATCAGTTCCTCGATGGATACCGGCTCAATCAGGGCGTCGAATATGGCGGGATCGTCAGTGATGTAGCCGTGGCCCAGGCGGTAAGGGCTGGCAGTCAGTCCCACGATCCGCAAGTTCGGATTGATGGCGCTTAGTTCGGCCAGCAAAGTGCGGTATCCGCCCTCGTCCTTGTGGCTCACTAGGTGAGCCTCGTCTATGATAACTAGGTCAACATGGCCTATCTGACTGGCTTTGGTGCGGACGGACTGGATGCCTGCAAAAGTTATCGGTTCTCCCAGTTCCTTTTGGCGCAGCCCGGCAGAGTAAATGCCCATCGGTGCGTTCGGCCAATGTTGGCGCATTTTTTCGGCGTTCTGAGCGATCAACTCCTTGACATGGGTCAGCATCAAAATGCGAGTCTCAGGCCACGATTGCAGCGCGTCTTTGCAGAGCGCAGCAATGATGTGAGACTTGCCTGACCCTGTTGGCAGCACCAGACAAGGGTTGCCGGTGTTGCCTGCTTCAAACCATTGGTACAGTTGGTCGATGGTGCGTTGTTGGTACTCTCTCAGCATATCCGACCATCCCACTCTTTCCGCAACGCCATAACCTGCGGGTCGGCGTCAACGCAGGCGGCGGTGTTGGCTAACAGTTCCTTGCTGGCGTAAACGCCCTCGTCCGGCTCACCATTGGCAATGGCTTGGCCGTCGATCTCATAGACTGCCACCCAGTCGCTTGGCCCTTCTAGGCGCTTCCATGGCACCAGATCAGGATGAATTACGTGGCTCTCGCAGCCTGTATGCTGGGCATCCAGCGGCACGATGGCGTCCCACTTAGCGCAGTGCCATGTGCTGTCAGACAGTGGCGTGATGTGGGCGCAGGTACGGCAGTTGACCTGCTTTGTGGTCTTGCTGCCGTGGCAGAAGTCATGGCCTGCACACATCTTGCACTCAAACCATGTCGGGTCGGTGCTTATCGGCGGTGGCAGGCGGTCAGTCAGCGCCAGCCTCTGGCCTTTGTCAATTGCCTTGATGGCGTGGTCGCGGTCGTACTCCAGGCGCTCGGTGTAAATGCGGTCATCGTCCTTGCAGACGGAAACATACAGGGCACGTTTCAACTCGGTGCCGTGCATATATACTTGCATCTGCGTGTAATGTGCAGGCTTACTCTTTGCCACGCCATTCTTTTCTAAGTCGTTGAAGCTCTTGAGACTGTGGGTTTTGAACTCCAGTACGTGTTCAGTCTTAGGCGCACCGGGTACGCCTTTGCCGATACCGTCCAGGCTCCCGCTAACGTGACTGCCAAAGTTTACCCGGCGTTGGGTTCCTGATACGCTCATGCCAATGGCCCTCAAGTCACTGATAATCTGCGCTTCCTCGTTCTGACCACGCCTGAACAGTCGCAGGATGCGGCCTTTGAATTGTTCCTGCACTGCCCAGCGGAATGACAGCCAAAGCCAGCGCTCACAGTGATGGCCCAACGTACTGCAACCCATATGAGCGCGGGGCTTTTCAGTCCGGGCCTCATGGGCTTGATCGATCAGGCCGGTAATGGTAATATCTGGTTCAGGGATTCTCATGGTGTTCCTGTTGGTTGTTGTTGCTATATTGACCCCGCCGTCACAAGCGGGGTCTTTTTTTGGGTGGGCCTACTCGCTGCACTGGTGCGCTCCACCGGGATCCCCCAGCAGCCAGCATCCGCTTTCGGCCCGAAACTTACTTCTTAGCCCAAGGTGGCGCAGCCTTACCGACCGCAGCAGCCGATGGCCCAACAGGCTTGAACGGCGCAACCGCAGCCGGTGTCACGCCACCCAAAGCGCGGTAGCCTTTGATTTCATTACCGGCGTACTCACCAGTCTTGACGACCAACTTAATGCCTAGGTTGCCACCAATCAGTTGCTCATCATTTTTTATCATTGAAAGTCCAATAGCCCTCATAATCTCGCCAAGCTGCTGGCGTCCGATCTCTTCCGCCTTGGTGCTGGCGTTCTTGATGTTCAAGTTGCCAAAGATAACCCGGCCTTGGTGGCTGGGCCCGGTGATGGTGTACTTAACAGCAATGTACTTACCATCACCCGATTTTGGTGTTTTTTGCTCAGTGTGTGTAATGGTGGCGTTGTACCAGCCCTCAGGCAGTGGGTCAAAGTTGCCGGTGTTGCCAACGGGGAGAGTGTCGAGTGTAAATTCTTCGTCAAGATAAGCCATGATTATTCCTTAGTGATTGAAAAAGTGGGGCGTCCAGGGGTGGACGTGATGGCACCAAGCAAAGGCCCGGTCACGGCTTCAGCAGCCGAATTCCAAACCTTTGCATTGATTTCTGGCTTCCAACGGAAAAGGCTGGAAAGGTGTTCGGATAGGCCAGCCTCGGCGGCCAGCATTTGCAGCTTGTCGGCGTCGATCTTCTTGTTTATTCGGCCCTCCATTTTGATTTTGTAGCCATCAACCTGATGGTTGACAGTGCCATCCAAATCCTTGGGAATGGCAAATTCCTCGGCCATCTGGTCTTCCAGTTGGCGGCGTTCAGCCACCGCAGCGGCTTCAAGTTTCTTGGCGTCAAGCCAGCGTTGGTAAAGTGTGTTCATGATTGTTCCTGTTTTTCTTTAACGTACTTTGCAATTGCTTGCGCGTTTTGCTCAACTTTGTAGACATACTTGGCAAACAAAGCAAGGCCTTGTTCGTCCAACTGATGGATTGACATCGAGCGCATATGATCCACGTTTGCGCTCAGTTCGCCTGTCCACAGGGCAATCAGCCCGACGGAGGCGCTCATGCCACACCGCCAATCTTGTTGATGATCTCGCCCAAGTCAGGCGCTTCCCAGGTTCCCAGCTTGCCGCTACGATCCTTAGCAAGCCACAGGCCATCCGAGTCGCACATCAGGGCGCGTTGAGTACCGCCCTCGGCATCCTTCTCTACACGCAGCGCCAGCACTTCATCAAAAAAGTAAGGCAGTGCCTGCCCAGTCTTGTTACCCGGCATTGATGGGGAATACAGCACCCGGCCCATCTCGTCTTGGGTCTTCTCCAGCTTGGCGGTCATCAGGACATGACGTCCCGAGATGTCTCGGAAAGCGCGAATAATGTCACTCATCTGTTCCTGCATTGCGCCATATGCCGCCCGTGGGTCTTTGTTGACCTTCTTTTCATGGTTCAGGCAAACTTCGCCGATCTCGCTGATCGAATCCAGCGCCACTGACTTGTACTCGGATTCAATAACCCAAGCGTAAGCCTCGCGTAAGTCGTCCATACTGGCGATCTCAATGTAAGGCAGGTCTGCGTCCGCAATGGACAACAGGCCACCCTCGGCAGACAGAACCACGGGATGCGGTAAAGTCTTGATGAGACTGGTCTTGCCAGCTCCGGCTTGCCCGTAAACGAGCAGCTTGACACCATTGGCAATCATGCCGCCAGTGCGTTTCAACGAAATAGCCATTTGGCTCTCCTAGTTTGCGCTTCCGTCTGTAACTCAGTTCGAAGCGTGGCTAGATCATAGCATAGTTCTGTGCTACAGTGTCAACAACTTTATGACGAAAGATGATAAATAAATGGCAGACCTCTCAAATATCCTCGGTGGCCCTTGGTCGCCGCCTTCTCAAAAGCAGGTAGACGCGCCTGACATACAACTCAAAGATGCCATGATTGGCGCAGGGCTAAAGCCACCAGATGTGATCTATCTGGACGGCAAACTGCACCGTTTTAACAGTGGCACCAAAGGCGAAAAAGGCCACGACAAACCGGGCTGGTATGTGGTTTTTTCTGATGGCGTACCGGCTGGTCGTTTTGGTTGCTGGCGCTCTGGCTTTGAATCCAGTTGGAAAGCAGACATTGGCCGCAGTCTGACGCCGGTGGAAGAAATGGCACAGTCCCGGCGATTGGCAGAGGCCAAGACCCAGCGTGATGCAGAGGTGAAAAAGGCGCGTGAGGTGGCTGCCAACACCGTCGATCTCATCTGGTCGCAGGCAGGCGCAGCAAGTCCCGAGCATCCCTACTTGCAGCGTAAGGGCATCAAGACGCATGGCGCACGTATTACTGGCGACGGCAGGCTGATGGTGCCACTGTATAACTCAGATGGCGAACTATCCAGTATCCAGTACATTGACCATGCCGGTGGAAAGCTATATCACCCTGGTGGACAGACCGGCTCGATGTATTGGCTGGTCGGCAGCATGGATGACGCCACCACGCTCTACATTGCCGAGGGCTTTGCGACAGCAGCCACCATAGCCGAGGTGACAGGCCAACCCTGCGCAGTGGCTTACAGCGCCAGCAACTTGTTTCCGGTGACGGGCATCCTTAAAGAAGGCCACCCCACGCTGGACATTTGTATCGTGGCTGACCATGACGCCAGTGGAGTGGGGCAGCGCTACGCCGAGCAGGCCAGCGCCAAGTTTGGGGTACGCATGACAACACCGCCCGTCCTTGGTGACGCCAATGATTACGTCCAAGCTGGGTATGACTTGGCTCTGTTGCTCAAGCCGCCTGCACCAGTGACAGACTACCTAATCCATGCCGACGGCTTTTCAGCGCAGCCTGCGCCAATCTCATGGCTTGTGAAGCACTGGATACAAGATAAGGCACTTGTGATGGTGCATGGCCCTAGTGGCGGCGGCAAGACTTTCGTGACGCTGGATTGGATGCTACACATTGCATCAGGAAAAGCAACTTGGTTTGGTCACAAGGTCAGACCCGGCAACATGGTGTATTTGGCTGGTGAAGGCCATCACGGCCTACGCTCACGCATTGCAGCCTGGAAGCACCATAACAGCGTCAGCAACCTGAATATGTGGGTCAGCAAGTCGGGGCTTGACCTGAATACGCCAGAAGGCTACCTGAAGGTGGTGGAAGCCATACGGGCACTCAAGATCAAGCCTGATGTGATCACGGTGGACACCTTGCACCGCTTTATGGCCGGTGACGAGAATTCAGCCCAAGACGCCAAGACCATGCTGGATGCCTGCGCGGCACTTATGCAAGAGTTTGGCTGCACCGTCATTCTGGTTCACCACACAGGCGTCAGCGAGGAAGCCCAGCACCGTGCGCGAGGCTCATCCGCATGGCGTGGAGCCTTGGACATTGAGATTAGCGTCATACCCGCCAAGGGTGACAAGTCCATTGAGATTGTCCAGCGCAAGAGCAAAGACGCCGAGATGGCAATGCCGGTCTATGTTGACTTGGAATCGGTGGCGATACCTGGCTGGTTTGATGAGGATGGCGAAGCCGTTTCCAGCGCCGTGGTGATTAAGGGTGAAGTGCCGGAAACCAAGCAAAAGGATAAGTCGCTTGGGTTTTCCGACTTTGAGAAGGCCTGGTGGTCGTCAGGCGCAGAGGATCGAGGCGGCGCACCTTATCTCACCAAGTCAGTGATGCGCGAGTACGCCGTTGCCAACGGCATATCAAACTTTCCCGGCTCAAAAGCAGATGGCTCACGCCGAAACTTGATTGATGGCAAAGACGCTCGGTATATCAACAATTTGATAGACGCCAAGCTGATTGAAGTTCATGAGAACGGCTGGATCGTGATTGACCTTGGTACAGCATCAGGAATGATGTTGAAGAAAGATTCCAAATAACAAATTACTTGTGATAAACTTCTTGACATGACGAAACTTACCCAACTCAAAGCTAAGTTGAGGGCCGCACAGGCTGAACTTGCAATTCGCACCCGGACGCATAACAGCGCAAGCCGGGCTTACAACAAGGTGACTGCCCACATCACCGAACTGGAGAAAAAAATTGTTGACTTGGAGAAAGTTTCAAAGTGAACTGCCCAACTACAGTGAGGCCGATTTATTGGCTTTGCTGGACGAGGAACGACTAAAGCACCGCAGAGTGTCCATGCTGGAGCGCATTCACCAGCGCTACTGCACCATGAGAGCCAATCGGGAACGGTTGGAGATTTTGAAAGAAGGAAAAAAACCATGACTATCACGCAACAACTCAAACGGATCATCAGACGCCTTACACCCGCAGAGATGGCAGCAGCCGAACTGGCTGACGCTGAACTGCACCGGCTGGAGGCCCATAGCGCTATGGAATACGCCAGCAGTGTGGTGTCCTACGAAGACGCCAGGATAAAACGCCTGCGTAAGTTCTTGGCCGACGCGGAGAAAGCAGTATGAGCAGCATCTTGGAAGAAATAAAAGTCAACAGAACGCCAACGCACATGGTGCGCCCCGCTGGTCTTGAGCTTCAAAAGAAGACCAAGGAAACGCTTGGCAAGTATGTCGAGCGCCAGAAGCTGCCCGGAGAAGTTCGCGCCGCAGAACTGAGCATCTGGGATCGCACTACGTATCGCACTGGTGACGGTGATCACACGGCACAGGTTCCGAGAGAGGGTAGCTTGAGGGCGTTTAGTCTGCCATCACGGGGGAATCGGACATGAACTGCAACCAAGACTGCGAACAAGGCCGGCGATGCGATTGCGAAGAAGATATGAAGTACATTCACCCGTGGCTTGAATTCTCCATCGTGATCTTAATCACGTTGGTGTCGATAGCTGCGTTCGCATTCTTCATTGGGTATCTGCTATGACTAAGCAAGAGCTTCTGAAAATACTGCGCCTACTGTCGGCACTGGAGAGTGCAAGTCTGGTGAGCAAGATATCCCTGCCTGACTACTTGTATGAGCAGTTGACCGATGCAACTGAGGTGCTTGAGCGGGAGATTTTGAAATGACCAAAGACGACATTGCCCGAATGGCGCGAGAGAGCGGCGGTCTACCCGACCCAATGGTATTCATCGCTGCATACGAACGCTTTGCCAACCTTGTAGCCGAGCATGAGCGTGAGGAATGCGCTCAAATTGTGGATGACTTTGGGGATGAATGGATGTGCGATTCACATATGTTGTCCAAACAAATCAGAGCAAGGGGAAACACATGACTGACAAAAAACTGTTGGAACTAGCAGCAAAGGCTGCGGGGATTGAATATGGCTGGCAACATATATTTGAAGACTATGAAGGGTCTACGGCGGAAAAATGGGATTGGAACCCCCTCACCGACGATGGCGATGCGCTGCGGCTGGCGGTGCAGTTGGGGCTGTTTATACAGATCAACAGCGGCAGTGCGACAGCATGGAAATGGCGAGGAGAAAACTGGTACGAACAGGCGTCAGATAACGCAGATGATATGAGTGCAACAACCCGCCGTGCCATCGTCAGGGCAGCAGCAGAAATTGGAAGGGACATGACATGGCACACAAACAAGTAATGAAGCAGGCGCTGGAGGCGTGGGATAACCCGATGGGCATGGCCGCCTTGTGCGTGGCAATGGACGCCCTGCGCAAAGCACTGGAGCAGCCAGAGCAGGGGCCGGTGGCAGAGCGATTTGAAGCAATGCACTCAAACGGAGACGTTTGGATCACCACAATTGCCGCCGCGCAGATTGCACGAAGCACCACCCTACCCGCAGCACAGCGCCAGTGGGTTGGGTTGACGGATGATGATTTTCAGTCGATCTGCGCGAATTTTAGAGTTGCGCACGGCGGGTGGGTAGACATGCTTGTTTTACAAATCGAAGCCAAACTCAAGGAGAAGAACAATGCCTAAGAGTGAGAAACAAACAGCGATCCTGCAAGCACTGGCTGTGATAGGCCCAATGACACAGTTTGAACTGGCACGTTACTTGAGAGTGCCGACAACCGAGACCCGCGATGCGGTGTACACACTACGAACGAAGGGTATGGTGCGTATCGTGAACTACATGGAAGACGATGGGCCATATCACGCTCGTGTGCCGGTGTACGCCGAAGGTGGTGGTGCTGACCTGCCTCGACCCAAGGTGCCGCCCAAGCCCCGCGTACGGAACAAAGCTAAAGTCACAGTATCAAGGCAAGAGCTTGGCGTGTGGGCGGGGTTGGTAAGATGAATACGTGGCCCTTCCCTACTGAACTGCCCAAGCCCGTGCCAAACAAGCCAGTACCATTCAACCCCAACAACCATGAGGACGCACCGCTGTGATTACTGAAGACGATGAGTTTGATCGGATTGAGATGGAAAACAAGTTTCGCTTGGACAGCACCAAAGCTGCCGTGGTGTCGAACGACTACTACTGGCTACCGATTGACGCAAGCACACCGACCGGTGTGAAAATCCTGCTGCTTGGGCGCGGTGGCGTGGCATCACTTGGTCAATATCTCCATCGTCCCGGTGAGACACAATTCTGGACGCACTGGGCACCACTACCAAGGAAGAGATCATGAGTGCAAAGCGACCCGGCGAACCGCTGAACGTGTTCTACAGCATCAAGCTGACCCAAACTCAACGCATCAAGCTATTGCAACTTGGTGGGCCGGAATGGATCAGACAACAAATTGAAAAGGCAAAACATGAGCGAACTAGCAAGTAATCGGCAAGTTGCCGGTAATCACTATCGAGAGATGGGCATACAGACTTGGGATGTGGTGGATACTTGGTCTCGTGAGCAACGCATTGGCTATTACCGTGGCAACGCTTTGAAGTATCTGATGCGGATGGGGTCTAAGGATGAGAATACCCAGGAGATTGCCAAGGGGCAGCACTACATGGAAAAGTTGTTGGAAGTATTACGAGAGGAACGAACATGAGCTACGCAGAAATTGAATTGAAGGTCATCAGATGGGCGGAAGATCGTCGCATCATTCCAAATGCCACACCTGCAAGCCAATTGCTCAAAGCAGTCAGCGAGATGGGTGAACTGGCCGATGCAGAGGGAAAACGTGATTTGGACGCCATCAAAGACGCCGTTGGGGATGTTCTGGTCTGCTTAATCAACTATTGCGCTTTGCGAGACCTTGATGTTGTCAGTTGCTTAACTGGCGCCTATGAGCAAATAAAAGATCGTAAAGGCACGCTGATGCCTGATGGTACGTTTGTGAAAGACTAGGCTACTTCGAAGCGCGGCCCTGTAGCTTTTCGATGGTGCGAAGGCCACCCAGTCCGAGCATTCCTAGTAGCACTGGCAGCATCTCGGTGAGGTCTGCCGGTGCTAGGTTGATTGGATTACCAGCAATCTCCAGCGCCATCTTGGTAATTGGCAGACCAATCCAGTTCCAGCCGCAGGCAGCAACACATACCCAACCTACCCCTGGACGCCAGCCAGACACAAATACGCTTGGATTCTGAGCCTCGGCAGCATTGACCTTTATTTGCTCAATCATCAAGCTGGTTTCTGCACTCAATTGAGCCAACTCACCAGACTGCTGCATCTTGAGCAGTTCTAACTTGGCAGCGTCACGCTCTGCCGGGTCAGGCCAGAGACGGTCGATGACTTTGGAGCCAAGGCCCATCAGAATGGTTATGGGATCCATATGCCTGCCCTCGTTCCGTCTTTGTCAATCGTAATGATTCGGTTGATCGTCTTCTCAGGCCGAGCCAGACTAACGTGAACCCATGTTCCAAACTCCAAGATCAACTGTCCAATACCCAGCACATCAATGACGGATGCCAAGTCCTTGGCGATCTTGTGTGGCGTACCGGCCTTTGGAGCCTTGAAGTCACAAGCGAAGGCCAATGTATGGTCTGACCCTGGTTTGGAGCCTATGGCCCTGTTTAAGGCCGGGCAGCGGTATCCTGACGTTATTGTGATTGGAACGTCAATGTGGAACCGAATACGCTCCATCATTTGAAGCGTGGTCAGTGCGTTTCCACGCAGATCATCTGGTACACGATTGTCAATGCCCAGCCTGGCCGCCGTGTCGCTGGCGGTGAACTCTTCCAGGCTGAAATGCGGTGTCATTTTTGTAAGAACTGAACGGCTGAGTACACGATGGCCGCCGCTGCCCAGACACCGATGCCACGATTGACCCATTGGTCAACCTTTCGATCAACTCGCTGCAATGCAGCATCATGGACGCCAATCTTGACTTCTACAGTGCCAATGCGTTCGCCTTGAGTGGCTTGGCGCTCCTCAAACAGAATCAACTTTCCAACGGCGTCCGTTAGTTTGTCTACCTTGTTTTCCAGTCGTTTGAAGTCATCGTCGGTCATGATTCATTTCTCAGTAAGTGGATAGAGTGTAAAGCAGTTAGGCTTTATTGTTGGGTTTGTAATTGATACAGTCAACGAGTCCGCTCAGATCGGTTGTATTGTCCAATAGCGCTTGGCCCAATGACGCCTCCCATTGTCGGCGCTGCTTGCGTGAATAAACCTCCAGCTTGTCTCATCATTTCAGGTCTAGACCGAAGTATGGCATCCATCAATGCTTGTCCTCCTGGGCTATACATAGCACTCGCACCCAAAGTCAATGGAAGTGCAACTGCTGGATTGGAAAGCGCTCCATAGCCTCCAACTGCATATCCAGCCAGTCTACCTTCCAGTGTTGATCCAGCGGTGTCTCCTAGCACAGACACTGCTGCATCTGACTCCTCTTGCCCTCTAGCTCGGCCTTTAGCAAATGCTGTTTTGCGTCTAGTTTGGTCGGCCTGACGTACAGCGGTTGAAAGTTGTTTTGGCGTGAAAACTCCATTAGGTGCTCCTGAATTTGCAGCAGCAATGTTTAGCACGGAAAGATCACCATATGCGCTGTCAACACGACGTAATTTTGGAGTTTGCTTTGGGTTCTGAAAATACAATTCTTTTTTAAGAACTCCCAATACATCCGATAACGCATCACCTATTTCTCGTTCTGAAGCAGCACTGCTTGTAGCATAGTTACTAGCTTTTTTCCTCAGGTCTGATTCAATACCCTTAAATGTAGGCCCATCAATCTTTTGACCCGCAAATCTACCTAGAACAATATCATTTAGAGTTTGAGCAACTTCTTGCCGCTGGTTAGATGATAAATTAGTGCGCTTACCTAGTGAACTCAAAATATTGCTTGTTGTCGCAAAGTCTAAATCAAAAGACATTTTTGACAATACATCGTCGTACTGCTTTGATATTTGATCTGACGCATATGCAATTGCATCTCGACCAATCACATCCTCAGGGAGTTTTTCATTAACTTTACTCAAGGCTTTGTTGATGTTTGCCTTGTTAAAGTTAAATAACACACGTTGACGAGCGTCAGAAATAAATCCACCTACTAATGGTAGGTTTTGAGCAAACTCCTCCATGCTTTTTGCTGTTCCTCCAAGAGTTTGTCCGGTAGTTGGTATAACCCCCAAATCTCGCATGGTTTTTTCAGCCTTCGACACTAGAGGATTTAATACTCTCCCCGCGCCAGCAATAACCTTTTCACCGATAGGCCCAGCAATAGCACCTTGAACAACCTGTTCTGTTTTCTGTTCTCCAAAAGTTCCTTCCCCGGTTGTTGGCTGAAAAGCACCGCCAACAGCTCCTGCAATAGCAGCCTGCGCTAATGGAGCTAATCCTCGTGCTCTTGCCAACTGCGCGGCAGTGGCTGCTGGCGCTATGCTGGCTGGATTAAGGACATTGCCGGATAAACGTGCAAAATCAAATCCAGTACCACCCTGCGCTTTACGTTGCAATTGATAGGCTTGTTCTTCTGCAAGAGCCATTTCATCCATGCGTTGGGCTTCTTGCGAGAAAAACTGACTGACTGGGTTTGGCGCTACTCCACCCAAACTTGTTACACCGGCCAATGCACGAGGAAGAAGTTGCGCTCCGCCTGTTATTGGGTCTTTCAAACCCATAAAAAACCCAGAGGATGGCGGTGTTACCTGTGGTTTTCCAGAAATTGCTTGGGCTATTTGCGTATCTGACATATCGTCAGGAAATTCAACAACATCGTTTCCGACTTGAATATATTGCGGCATATCACTCTCCTGAGATTGCTTCTATTTTGCCCGTCTTAGGGTTGTATCGTTTTGTTGGCGTTGAACTCTTGGCAGGATTTACTGGGCCAATAGGAAGTTCGCCTCCTGTCTTTCCAGCTTCAGCCTGTTGTTGCAAACGAGCCAAGTTTTTCTGAACTTTCTTTTCTGCACTAGCTAGAATCTGTTTCATTGCCGCAGGCTCAAGACGCTGGTCACCCGCAACAACTTTTTGCAGATATTTCAGTTCTTCGTTTGAGTCGTTACCGCCGAACTGTTGCAGGCGAGGGATAACAATCTCGCCAATGTTAGCCATAAACACTTCAGTATTTACGACCTTTTTAGGGTCTCCGACTCCGGCATATTTAGCCACAAATTGTTTCTCAGGGCCGTATGCACCACCGTAAATGCCTTGATCTAGCAACATAAGCGCATCCTTAAATGCGGTATTTAGCGAGTATTGTTGCTCTACGTTGGCTACATTGGTGCCTATGACCTTGCCAGCAGCTTTGCCAGCTTCTCCTGTGTTTAAGGATATTCCGCCAATGTTGACGTTTCCTGTACCTTTGCCTGCGCCTTTGGATTTTTCAGAGACATACTCCAACATTCTTTTCTGGAAAGGTGGTGTATTGGGTGTTAGTCCTGCATCTATAAGCTCTTGAGCAAACGCAGAATATTTTTCAGGTTTCTCGCCTTGATAGATTACAGTTCCATCAATTGGGTTGACTAACTTGTTATCAACAACTACAGGTTTTGCTTGAGTTTCCGGAGCAGTAAAAATTACTCTTCCTGTGGCTTTATCAACAAGATTTCCGCCAACTACTACAGTGTCAAGTTTTTCGTTTGGAGACTGATAGATAACAGCCCCTGTATTTGGGTTAACCAACGCATTACCAACAACAGC